GACCCAACCCGACAATCAAGCTGTTCACATCGGAACCCGACGCAGAGTACGACACATAATGGAAATCGGTTTCCCACAGTTTGTTCGGCGTGTAATCCTTCACGCCTCCCTTCATGCCGGGAATGAAAAAAGACTTCGGTGTGTTACCCCAATACGTCTTTTCCATGTGGATAGCAATCTTGTCTTCCTCGACACGGGCGGCAGCCATGATGTCCTGCGCCTCTTGGATACGGAAATCAACTGTTGCGGACAGAATTGACTCGCCACGGCGACCGGTACGGATGTTCGTGCCGCTTTCACCACCGAACTCGGCGGGGATGGCACCCTCCAAACGCTCCTGGCGTTCCAACCTGTCCAACGCGGTGTCAGTTTTGTAGCCCGGCTGGGACTGCAACTGCTGAATGTCGCCACCCTTGACGACACCAAGCTGACCTGTCTTGCCGTCAGCAATCTGAATGATTTCAGGGTTCTCACCGGGACGCGACACGAGGTACTCGTCAGGGAAAATCCCTCGCTCAATAGCGATTTCGGTGAGTGCCTGAAGTCTTGCACGGGTGTAATACATGCCGAGCAGCCCATCGAACTGGCCTTTCGGCTTGTCAAGCGTGATACGGGACGGGATAACCACAAGTGGCATACCGCAACGGTTCGGGACACGCGACAACTCCACCGCAGGACGACCCATATACATCGAACCGGACAGCGGATCACGGTCACGTTCATAACCAAGAACAACCAGCACGACTTCCATGTCGTCGACATACTCCAAAACAGTGAACATGTCGTCAGGGGCGGGGTCACCAACCCGCAACACACCGTTCAGGAACCCATAGTTACGCATCAACCACTGATAGCTGCGGCTGTAAGTAAAAATCACGTCGTCGGGGACAGGGTTTGACTCGTCAACGACAGGTGCGGCAAACGTGTCAAGCGGGTTCCGCAGATGCCACTCCACCAGCCGCTTATCAAAGTTCGGTTTCAGGAACACCGGTGCGGATGAGTACGCAAAAAAGTTGCGGGCGCGTCGACGGTCCTTCTGTCCCATCCGGTTCTGATCCCAAATCGACAGCATGGCCCGCTTCCTGTCACGGGCGAACTGCATCGAACGGTCCTGTCCTTCACGCAACGCAGGGAAATACGGTGTCGGCTGTGTCGAGGTGACACGCATCGCCATCTGATCAAGCCCCTGGACGAACAGGTTCGCCACTGAGGATCGTGCGGTGCGGTCAAGTTCGGACAATGGTACGACCACTTCGCCGTTTGCGAGGCGACGCACTTCGCGCATCTGCTGGAGAACAGGGCCGAGGGTCGTGTGCCGGTCACGGTACAGGGCAACGATTTCCTCAACTGTCTTCATGCAGCACCTTTGCTAGACGGAACCAACGTAAAGATAACACAGTTCAACTGGTCAACATCCACGAAGGTCGCCACTGGCGCGGAGGGCGTTTCGCCTGAGTCAAATTAGGGATGTTCAAAACCGCCATCCACAAAGCCATCACGATGTCCGTCCCGTTCTTCTTGTCGCGGGACCATTTCGTCAGCTCCTCCAAAGCCGCCAACGTCTTCCAGTTGCCCCTCATCGACGGGAACCGCATAGCCCCCGACCGGATCACAGGCGGCAACAAAGCCTCCACCCCCAGGTTCTCATCCACCTTGTTGCGGGTCGTGGTGTGCGGAACCACATTCACCCGGTTCGCGGCCTGCCATTTCCGCACAAAATCATGTTGCAACAAAAACCGTTGGGCCGCGTTGATTTCAACCACCCAATGACTAATCGGATACCCCATATCGTATGACCGTTCCTGCCATTCGTTCATCAAACCCGAATACTCGCCAGTCATCGTGTCGTACCCCAACACCTCCTCAGCGGACAGTTTGACCCGTTCCACATCAACCACATGGTAAAGCTTCAAATCAGGCTGGTAAATGATCCACACAAACGCCCAAAACATTGTCGGGCTGGGGTCAACCGCCACAAGAGAAATCCACGGGTGCGCCAAACCCTCAGGGATGTACCCCGGTTGGCGTTCATTGTCGATACAACCCGGGTAGTGAACCCCATCCATGCCGGTGCCACCAGTCATCCAGGTGCGGTCAATAAGACGGGAATCCAAATCAAGGTCTTCCTGCTGGTACACCACGTTGAACACATCAGGTTTCGAGTAGCGAATAAACGACAGGTCTTTCCACGGGAGCCGTTTCGGGTCCAGCAGCGGGCCATCAGGATACGGCAAAGCGTTGAACGCTCGGGAAGCTTTCCCCGTATCCAACTCCTCGTAATACGCTTTGTAGATGATGTGGCGATACTTCTTCTGACGGACCGGTTGCCCCTCCTGCACATCCTCAGGAGATTCCACATCCGACCCGTCATAGTTGATGTCGTCCTCAATGTCATACGTTTCTTTGGCGAGGCAATGCGCGTACAGGTCACCTGACCCCAACCGCTGACCGACCACCGCCAACAGGCCACCCGGATCGCAGCGGGCCTCCGCCACATTGTCCCACCGTTCCAACAGTTTGTCCCTAGCAACAGACTCACGGGCGTTATCAGGGGAAGCCACATCGTCAAACAAGCAAAGGTCGGCGCGGTGACCAATGAACTCGGCTTCGATACCGTAAGCCCTGACAGTTGGTTCCTTGTTGTCCAACCCATTCCCATCCAACTGTTCAACAACAAACTCGTCGGCTCGCCACAACGCCCCTTTGTCGGTCGGGCGGAACCTGCCGTAATCCAACGCCAAACACCCCTCCGCGTTCACCGCAATCCCCTTAGCCACCATCATCGGATCAGGCTGAATCGGTTGCACACGCTCCAAAGTTTCACGAATACGACGCGAATACAACTTCGCCATATTCTGCGACACCGACCCAATCATCACACGAATACGACGGTTACGGACAATCGCCCACACCGCAACATCATGAAACAAAGTCGACTTACCCGCACCCGGAGGCACGTTCAGTACAACAAACTCTTTCTCCTCCGACTCCAACAACTCAATCAGCTGATACGCGGCCTCAACCTGCCACGGAGACGGCACCCTCCCCAAATAGTGTCGCCTGAAGAAATCAAAATCCTCCAACCCCCTCCGCGCCTCATCACACAACAAGTCAACCGGCACCACCGACGGCAAATCCGCAGCATCCAACGCCAACTGAAAATCATGCTGCTGACGACCCCCCGACCCCTTACCGCGATGCGCCCGATGCTCCGCCTCCTCACGTTGAGCAGCCAACAACTTCGCTTTCTTCACCCAATTCGAACCCGTATTGTAATGAACCCCAGCCTGCCTCGACGCATCCCTGATCGTATGCCCAGCAGTCACCAACGCAAAAAACTTTGCTTTGTCAGCAACAGAAACAGCTCGCTTAGTACCCATGAAGTTTTACACTTGAAAAGTTGACACGCACCTTACACCACCATGTACACTCACCACCGCAACCGAGAAAGACCGTCTCGCCGGGAGGCAGACACGGCACCCACGGCCTCATAGGGGATTGCACTCTGTAGGTAGAACACACGCGGGGACGCGGGTAGATGATCCCTGCAACCAACCAGTACCCACGACCGACCCTGGCCCTGTTGCGTAAGAGAATCAAGCAGCGTTCGAGTCAACGACCAAAGACTCAACCAAACCGGTGTCGGCTAAAAACAACTAGCAACGGCGACCATCAACCATCAAGGTTGTAAACCGTGGGGGAAGCGAACCCGAAACCGGTGATCAACCAAGCGAGCAACTCCCGCGCCTCCGGCTTGGGCTACCGCCCCTCACTACGTTCGGGTTGGTCACAGCAGCTCGAAGCACCTCACAGCACAACCCTAAACGCCGCACACCCCAAAAGAGTGACACCCCGCATGAAGAGATATACATATTCCCGGGGGTGGGTGCCTCGGCAGACCCCCGGTTGTGGCCTGGCGGGCGCGTGTGCGTTTCTGACATAACTAACATTATGGGCGTATCAAGTTCGACCACGGAGAGTGGTTACCGGCCACCCTGGGTGGTTTTCGTAGCGTGTGAGACACGGGGGCGGGGATCGTCTCATTGTTGAGGGCGTGAGTCGAGGTTAGGTCCGCCTAACTTGTATGCAACTTGTGTTACCGGTTGTTAGGTTGGCCTTACTTGTATTGTACTTGTGCTGTGCCAATTGTCACACTTGGATAGTTGGTCAAATACCCTTGACAAGTGTCGCACGGTTCCCTAGAGTGTGGTCATGCAGGCACCGAGCTTGCCACCAGAAAGGGGAAACAATGTCTAGCAAGTGGGCAACAAACTATGGGGAGGTGCAGGCGGTGAGAACCCTTGCGGACTATCCCCGCTATGAGGGGGTGTGCGAGGATTGCCACACGGCGGGGCTGGTGGCGGACGACCTCGGCGGGGGAGGCCCGCTGTGCCGTGACTGTATGACCGCATGCCTCATGTACTGGGAGAGGCGGGCAGGCTCCGTGAGCGACATCGTGTTTGAGCCTGTCGCTACGGGTGAGGTCCCTCGCCGTGTCTACGATGCGGTCATGGAATCCTACTGGCAGAACCTCACCAAGGGTTGGTGAGGACTGACCAGGACGGGCGGGGCAAGGCCCGCGACAGGCTCGCCGCCTGTCCGCCCGCTACCGCACTGGCGGTACAACCTAGAAAGGGGAACATAATGGGCAGGACCTACGAAAAGGTCATGGATGCCGCGCGGGAACGTGGCTACGAGGCGGGCCGGATGGCGGCCCGCAACGGAGAAAGGCGTATCGATCCACTGTCGGGCGAGTGGGCCGGCGAGTCGATGCCGGAGCTTATCGGGGACCTTGTGGATGAGGCGGCGACGATTCACGGCGGGGACCCGGACGCGGACTGTTGGGATGACGTGGCGAACGAATACGAAACAGGCTATGAGGACGGGCAACGGGCAGAATGGGGAGACACTCTCGCGGATTCTCTCGCAGCGGACTGAATGCCGAAACAGTCCTGCTAGGGACTGTCTCGCGGAGATGGCCTCCCGCGACTGATGAGGCAGGCCACCAATGAAAGGGTAAACATAATGGCAACGACGGGACGGGCAGGGGATGAGGCCCCGCCGAACGGGATACCGCGGCCTAGCGCGGTGGAACTTGCCGCGGCAGAAATGCAAGCGGCGGCACGGACGTTCGACCGGGCGTATCATGCGGGCGCGGATCGTGGCACGCTTGCCGTATTGCGGGCGGCGCACAACCGTGCGCGCGGTGAGTGGCTGCGGGCGCGTGCGGCGGCAGGCGACACGCAAGCGGCGGTGCTAGTGGCGTTCGGGGCGGCGTAGTGGAACGCGGCAACAAGTACGCGGGGCCGTGTCACTTGTGCGGGCAGACTGTCCCGGCGGGTGCGGGCAGACTGTTGCGGAATGTGGACGGGCGGCGGTTCGTGGTGATTCACGCGCCGTCAGTGTGGCACGGGTCGCCGGTGTCGGGGCGGTGGGCTGGCGGATGTCCGGACCCGGACGGGACGGTGCTAGTAGCGGCGGACTGATCCGCCTGGCGCGGCGGGATCGGCCCGCTAGGTGGGTTCGATTCCCACCCGCGCACTACCCTTACGAGGGTTCTTGACACGGGCAAGGATTCGTGCCACGATTGCAGAACAGGACGGGCGCAAGCTTGCTAACAGAAAAAGGGGGCCAGTAATGGCAACAGAACAGAGAGACAAGGCCACGGGGCAAGTGTTCCCGTGCGAGTGCAAAGGATGCCGCGGGCGTACCGCGGATCTCGCGTCGGTGTGGCGTTGGGAACACATCCCGGACCGGGTGGCGGGCCACTATTTCGACGCGGCAACGCGGCGGTTTTTCCGTTCGCGTATCAACAGCTGGCGGCAGCTGGCTGGCGGTGCGTTGGCGGTGCGGGAGTCTTCCGCGGGGGACATGGAAAACACTTGGCGGGCGCATCGTGTGGTTCTGTTCTGCCGCTACGGGTCATTGGTGACCCGCTACGGGCGAGACGGCGCGGACGATCTCACGTCCACGCCCTGGCGGACGGGTGACGCGGCGGAACGGTTCATGCGTGGCCTTGACATTGGCGCGGCGGACGGGTGCGAGTGCCACGGCTGCACCCTCGACCGGAACGGGCGGGGCAAGTGATGAAGCGTACCGAATGGGAAGTGACTGCCATTCACATGGCTAACCCCGCCGCTAGCTTTACCGTGTGGGACTGGTCACCCGATAGGGCCGTGGCGCGGGTGATCGAATGGGAAACACCCGCCCGAATTGGTGACTACTACGTCACGGTTCACCACATACCTAGCGGGGTGGCTACCACATACAACGGGGGCGATTATCTCGTGGACGGCGGCAAGGAGGCGGGGGTGCCGTGCGTAGACTGCGGCGGCCCGTGCAACGCTGCCGACAGTGTGGCGGACGATTCCGGGCTGGCGTGGTGCGGGTCTTTCTACGGTAACGGGTGCGCCGATCGGAACGGGGGCCAGGCATGAGCGCGGACGAATTGGTGCGGGCGTGGCGAATCATCGACAACGCTGCCCGCGAGCTGGCAGACACCCGCATTATGGCGGCCCTGCCGGACGATGCGCGGGGAGTGTTCGACGGTATCGCGTGGACGTTGGGCTATGTCGCCGCAATGATCGACCCGCACCCGCGGGAAGAAACAGACACGGACGGGGCGCACCCGTTCGGTAACGCCACTGAAAGGGGCAACTAATGAACAGACGGTCGGACTGGCACCCGTCCTACGGGACCCCGATACCGCGTACCCTTGCGGAACGGACCGCCGCCATGCGCGACAGGCAAGGCATACCACACCCGCGCCGACTGTACGGCTGGGGTATCGCGTTCGGGTTCCTATTGATGTTCGCAGGGCTTCCCCTGGCAGACAACTATTTCGGGTTGGCCCTCATAGTGCAGGCGGTCGGGGCAGCGTTCGTCGTCCCGAACGTGAAAGCTCTCGAACGCCGCAGGAAGTGATCCGCAAAAGAAAGCGTGACACCCGCTACCTCATCGCCAAGACTGTCAGCGGGCGGTCCGTTGCATGGTTCCGATACTCGCGCACCGAAGTGTGGCAGTGGGTACGGCAACCCGAACGGGCCACCCGGTTCCGCAGCCATGACGACGCGGATCATGCAGCCGTGAGCTGTACGATGTGTTACGCGCACCAATACAGAATCGAGACGGCACCCGACAGGGTGTGATAATCTCCCCCTGAGGCCCCGCCCACTGGTTCCCCCTTCCCGGTGCGGCGGGGTTCTCCCTTTCCTGGGGTCAGTCAGCTGGCAATAACGTCATGACGAAAAGGCTAAGCACCCTGCATACGGGGCAGCACGGGATCGTGGTGCAGGCGTGATCCTGGAGGGCGTTTATCGTAGGCGGATCGTGAGAGGGTGCGCGGTATGTATGTCCCGTTCGCGTGGGGTCATACCGGCCCACATACCGTTGCGGCGGCCTGCCTCAGCCTCGAACGGCAGAACGAACGCAAGACAGTCAGCTTTGACGATGCAGCCTTCACAGTAGGTGCGGGCCTTGCGCCACCAATGACTCGATGAGTCCCCCTGGGGTATCTCCGGGAAGAACACACCGATAGGCACACCTTTACAGGCAGCCTTGTCGCGCCACGCTTGGCTCATGTCTTTTTCTTTCTTGGGGTGATGATCCCGCGTCGTCGTGCCTGGATGCGTTCAGCTTCGGCGTTGTGTTCGTTCCGCCGGACATGACACATACAGGGGCATGAGCGGTGGATGTCTTCGGGCCATATGGTGAGTGCGCGGGAGACGGTGCCGCAGTGATCACATTCCAGTGTCGGGGTGGGCTGGTCATTCAGCATCGGGGCGGGCCTTGTTCAGCATCGGGATGGCCATCAGGTGTTGCCCGATCCATTCGGCAACGGGTGAGGCGACTCCGTTGCCGCACATTTTGTAGCGGTTCGTGTCTGATACGGGGCCAGCTGTTCCGGTGGCGGTGTGGTTGTCGGGCCAGCCCATCAAACGTTCGCATTCGATGGGGGTGAGTCTGCGTACTTGCATTGATGGTTCCTCGTTTTGGTTTGCTATCACGGGGACGTTGTTTCCTCCAGTACCCATACGGGCCTCCAATGTGTAAACAGGTTCGGTTGTTACTCGAACATCTCCGGTGCGCCGCCCGTCAATGATTAGCACGGTTGCCCTGGTTTCGTGAGCGTTGTCAAACGCGTTCAACGTCGGTGACACCCCCCCCACAATCCAGGTTTCGTAGTCTTGGTCATTCTGTGCGCGGCGAGACTTCGTGAACCACATCTTGTATTACGATTTTGTTTTCGTCTACTTGTTGCTGTTGCGGAAACTTCCAGTCAGATGCGGCGAGCAGCCCAACAATGTCTGACCCGATAATCCCGCGGTATTCTTGTTCCACAATCAAATTGTCTGAACCATCGCCGCGTTCACCAATCTCGGAACCAACACGCAAAGTGTTCGCTACTGGTTCTACGAACAGCACTTGATCGTTGGCACGGGCCAATGTGAGACTGGTGTCTTCCGATACGAGCGGGCCTTTTCCTCCACCGGGTTTGCCTTCACGGTTCCGCACCGTGTACGCCACCGGTTGTTCCTCAACCACCAAGTTGTATGCCTCATCCCCAGCGGGGCCACCGGAACCTTTCGCCCATTTCGATGTCACAGTTCCTCGGAGGACTCCGTTGTCGTCTGTGTGACCTGACTGGCTACCTGCTCCAAAGCTGTCTGCAACCTCGCCGGAAGAGTCTTGCCCCTTCGGTTTGCCCTTCGCAAAATCCCCTGAGCGGCTTTCCCCGACAGCAAATATTTTGTCGGGACATCCTGAGGCTGTTGCAAAATCAAAGCAAGAGATGACGAACACTCGTCTACGCCTTTGGGGGACTCCGAAGTATTGTGCATCCAGCACGACCCACTCCGAGAAACACGCCCCTGCTTCATCCATTTCGTGGAGGACTTCCCCGAAGTCGGCACCTCCGTTGGAAGATAAGGCCCCGACGACATTCTCCCAAATAGACCAGGTTGGGTAGGTTCCATTGCTCAACTCCCTTAGTTCTTTGATGATACGGACACCTTGATGGAACAACCCGGACCGTTCACCGGATAGCCCTGCTCGTTTTCCTGCGAGCGACAGGTCTTGGCAGGGTGACCCCCACGCAACAACATCAACACCGTCGGTGTGTTCAAGGATGTGCCGCCCGGTGAGGGTGGTCACATCATCCCATTTCGGTACATCAGGCCAATGGTGATCCAGCACAGCGCGGGCGTGTTTATCGATTTCGCATTGGAACACCGTCGTCATGCCAGCTGCTTCCAGCCCCATGTCGAATCCCCCAACGCCTGAGAACAGGCTGAGAACACGCATCAGAACGGCTGTTCGTCGTCCTCGAACGGTGACGGTGCAGGCATTGACCTGCCGACCTTGCCGACCTCTGCCATCACCTTCTCCGACTGGTCCTTCACATAGATGTCCCACCGCAGCGACGGGCCGCACTCCTCAACAATCACCTTGACGGTCTTGCCTTTGGTGCCGTCCTTCTTGGTGTATTCGTCCTGTTCGTAGCGTCCGGTGACGATGACGGTGTAACCCTTGCGGAGCGAACCACAGATGTTTTCTGCGAGCTGACCGAACGCGACACAGTTGTGCCAGGTGGTCTTCTTCTTGTCGTCCTTGCCGTAGGTGTCGGCAACGGAGAACTCTGCGATTGCCATCCCGCTGGGCGTGAACCGCAGTTCGGGTTCCTGCCCGAGTTTGCCAGTGAATGTGATGTTATTGCTCATGGGTTTCCCCTTTTGTTGGTGCCACCAGTGTCAGCGGCAAGATTTGGTTGGATTTTTTAGCACACCGATGGATGGGTGGCTGGGAGGGTTTGATGTAGAGAGTCACACGGGTTCGGCACCGTTCGCAGAACCATTCTTGTTTTGCCATTTGCGTTCCCTTCGACATGTTCGACATTCGCGTGATCCGTTCGGGCGAGTATAGGTGTTGGGTGTGTCATAGATGTGTCCGTGGGGGCAGACGGTTTTGTTGAGGTTCCAGTGCCGGCCCCGGTCAACCACGTCTCTCATGTTGTCGGTTTGTGTTCCACCTTCGAGGTGGTTGGGGTTGACGCAGGTGCGGTTGTCGCATTGGTGTCGGACGACTGGGGGCCAGTAAAGGTGGGTGAGGTAGAACGCGACTCGGTGGGCTGCTCGGTGTTTGCCGAGTATGTAGATTTGTCCGTAGCTGTCGCCTCGGCGGGAGCCTTGCCATTCCCAGCAGTGGTCGGGTGGGCCGACCGCTACGCGGGACCAAAACCTTGTGGTGGTGGTGTAGGTGATGTGCATGGTTGCCCCCAGGGTTTTCCCCCGCCTGTGGGAAACTTAGCAGGCACGTTTCCTGTATCTGACCACTTTCGGGTGGTTCGATTTGCAGATGTACGCTTTCAGGAGGGCTGATCCTCGGACGCAACCCCAACCGAAAGGTCCGACACGCCAAATGTGGGTGCCGTCACGGGTGGTGTACCCGGAGAACGCGATTGCGTCTGCGACGCGGACCTGTTGGCGGGGGGTTAGCCCTTTGGCTGAGTGGTATTTGGACCAGCGGCGGAAGGTTTGGCGGTGGATGCCGAGGCCGCCTGTGTAGCTGCGGGTGGAGTGGTTCCAGTTGCCGCCGGTTTCGCACTGAGCCAACGAATCGTAATACTTATCGGGGAGGATTGCGCCGTATTTCTTGCGGGACCAATCCAGGTGGGGGTGGGAAGGGGTTGGGGTGTTGCTCGCCTCTACGGGGCTTACAGACCCCAATGAGAGGATTGTGGTGGACAGGGACAGGATGAGAACGGCAGCGGTTTTACGCATGGGGTTCCTTTCGACGGGGGACAGGGCAAGATTCAGGCCATACAACTCCTAACTGTGAAACGGATTAGGAGAGTTTAGCCTTTCGGACGCACCTGGTCAGACCACACCACCGGATCAGGCCAACCATCAAACGACCACAGCTCCGACTGCGGCACCCACCAAGTATCAGGCGACTTCATAGCACCCACCTTCGAACCCTCCTTCTTCGTAATCCACCCAGCCAACAGGATGTGTCTGTCAGCCACGATAGCGAGAATGTACGGCGCATCCTTGTCCTGCGGATGTATGAACAAATGCCCGTCACGATGCTCCGTGGAACGCACCTGATAGTACGCCACATCACCAGGCAAATCCGCGAGACGTTGATTCGTCGCAGGCTGCCAATGCCTGTCAAACGCTTTAGCCACCGCATACTCAGCCATCATCCCAACAATGTCTATCTGCCAGTAGTTCTTCCGTTCACCGGCACCGTACACCTGCGGACGGCCCCGCATGATGGACGCTATCCGCCGCTGGCAACCAGCCATCGCCGCGTGAGCCAGCTCGTACTCGTCAAGAGTCACCACGATTTGCACCGTGCGCCTCCAACTCGAACCATGCGGAACCGTACACCTCGAACGGGTGCGCCCCACGCTTGCAGCAATGACGGTCAGCCACGAAAACATCAACACCTTTCTCACGCCACCTAGCGAACGTCTGCTGGGTGGACGCAGGAACAGGGGCCTCCATCTTCTCAATGAACTTGATCAACGGCTCCGGGTCAATAGTGAACGACCCCTCAGGATTTTTCCTCAGCTTGAACCGGTACTCGGCGTATGCGGCGCAACACTCGTCGCACCTGCATTTGTGTTGACGGTAACGGTTGACCCCGTGCCGCCAGTTGTCAGGATTCCTCGGCATCCTCGTTTTCCCCTTCTATTCCGGGACAGTCATGGTCCCATTGCCAGTCACAGTAGTCGCAGCGTTCGTCGTATCGGGCGGAGCATCGACAGCGGGCCAGCCCTGGGTATTCACATTCACAGGTGTCCATCAGTAACCTGCCTCCTTCAACAGTTTCACAAACCACTCGAACGGTAGAACCGCATACCAATCAGCAGGGTTCGTCGTGCCACGCTTCTTGGCGACAACCACCCCCGTGTCAGCTTTCGCGTTCACAGTTTCCGATTCCAGTTCTTTGATCCAACCAGCCAAATCCATCTTGGCGTGGTTCTTCACCTCGAACACGACCGGACCGCAACCAGTGATGTCACCCTTGTCAACGGTGCCGTGCAACGCTCGCCGTTCAGCATGGGGAAACCCGTTGTCACGGAGAAACTTCACCACCGCAGTCTCAGCGGCAGTCCCCTTTTGTTTCGCTTTACTCATACTTGCGGGCCAGTTCGTTAGCCAACCGTTCAATCTCAGTTGACAGTTCCCTGATGCGTTCCTCCAGCAAAGCAACCTTCTCAGCCCAGGTCGCAATCTCGCGGGTCATCCCCCACGTCGCAGCCAGTTCAGCACGGCGACGCAACTCATCGTTCGCGTCAGCGGCATAGTCACCATACCGACCCATCAGAACGCCTCCGGCATGAACGCCTCGTTGTAGGCATGACGAATCAAATCACGGATCAACACAGACCGCTTGATGCCATGCTTCACACACAACTCCTCAATCTGTCGCAGCTGGGTGTCCGTCATGCGGATACCGACAATCTTCGAGGAAGCCTCCGATGCGGTCGGGTCAACAGTTCGCTTGTTCGCCATGTCAGCCCACCAGTTCCTTGAACGTGGCCCGCAGAGCAGACAGGTGCGCCTGAATCCACACAGCACCAGGTTCAATACCTGCTGCTTCGGCAACGCTGTCCGCATCCAGCCCCTTTGCTTCGCAGGCGGCACGGAACTGTGCAACCTGCTCGTCGGAGAGTGGGGCGGTCGGCTTCGGTGACAGGTCGCTCTTTGCGTCCTGCGGGCGGTTGCCGATGGTCTTGCTTGTCACAGCCTGACCGGTCTGCTTCGGTGCGGGCTTCGCTGGTGCGTGATGATCCAAGTCATCCCATTCCTGCTTCGTCCACAGCGACAGGCCGATACCGAAACGCATCGCCCCGTTGCGGAGAGCGTCACCGTACAGCACCTTGTCCAAGTCCATGCTGTTCGCCTTTGCGGTGCCGATAGCGAGGCGGGCCTGCCCGAGCAGTGTCATCTCGAACCACATCGTTGCCATGTCGTTCACGATGTTGACCGCCGGACGACCGTTCTCCCATGCGATAGGGACGAGCCGCCAGTGCGGGTCAATCTCGATGAGGATGCGGGTGATGTCCGCGTGACCCACGAAGTCAAGGGTTGCCCCACCTTTCGGCAGTTTGCCGACAATCTTCGGGTCCGGCACCGCGTAGTCCACCAGGACTTTGCGGAGTTGGTTGGTGTTCTCTGTCATTACTTTTCCCCTTTCAAGGATTTTTGGATGTATTGAATTGCTTTCTGCAAAATTGCTGGATTGTCGTTGAATCGTGCAATACCCGTATTACAGGAGTAGCAGAGTAACCCCCGAATACATGAACCGCAAGACCTTTCAGTCGGACAACATGTTCTGTCGTGATCTACCGACAAAGCAACCACTTGTCCACGCCGCATCATTGTTTCCGGTTGACCGCAAATAGCGCAAACACCATTTTGTGTTGACAACATTGCGTCATAAGCGGCACTGGTAAGACTGAACTTGTGTTTGAGTCTAGAGTTACGCACCTTGTTGGGGTTGTTGCGCCGCCAATTCTGCGTCAACCCCACATGGCAAGCTTTACAAATGCTGGCGCGACCGCCCTTATTCCGGGGCGACGGACGAAACTGTTCTTCGCCCAATGCTGCGTGGCACTTTGTACAAGTTTTCATCGGTCGTTTTTCAAAAGGAACGTGCGGGTTGTTGTTTGTTTCGTGAACTGAAGTGCCAGTTCCGGGTGTGCCACCCTGAACCCTTTGCTGTCAAACGTGTCACGCACCTGGGTTTTCCATGTGGCAACCGTGTACCCGTTCATCACAGCCGTGTCCGACTGGCCCATCAACTCACAAATCTGTGCCTTCAAATCGTCCTCAAGTTTCTTGTACGACTCCAGTTCGCTGCGAACATGCCGCAACCTGTCGAACAGGTCCTTGTGGGCAGGATCAATGTTACTGGTTGAGTTCAACGATTCCTTGTAGCGGGTCTGCACCGTCTCATACGACCAGCGCACCCCGGTCGGGGTCATCCCCAGTTCGATGCTGTTCAACCAGTTCTCCACAGCGGCGACATGCTCATCCATTTCTGCCTGTGTGATGTGCTGGACATGGATGTGGAGAATCATGGACGGGTCGAAGATGGCCCACAGGATTTGGTTCACATCAGCGCAGATGGCTTGCTGGATGCCTTGAATCTTCCAGTAGTCCGGCAGTTGACCTTCCCATTTGCGGGTGGTGGTTTTGATTTCCAGCACCTTGCGTTTGCCGTCCTGTTCCCACAGCCCGTCCAAGGTGGCGACCATACGCGCCCCGTTCGCAGAGTCGGCAGCAAACATTTCCTCGGGGGTGTCGAACCGCAGCCCGAGCTTGTCGCTCGCCCATTCCAACACGAACGGCTCCAACCTGTTGCCCCGCTCCATCGCCGGGTTCGGCGGAATCGGGGACGGTGCGACATCACCCAACAGTTCGGCGGCGTACTTGTCCATCGGGACGAACGGGTGCAACCCGTAGATTGCGGCGACAGCTGATGCTGAGACACGCTTGTTGCCGTGTTCGTCACGGAAACGGATGTTCAACCATTCCTGGCCTCCGTGTTCCGGTTTAGGGATGCGGTAGCGGTTGAGTGTCATAACCCCTTCTTTCTTGTTGAACGGTAAGGTACAGGCTACGCAGAGGGTGTGTCAAGGTCTGACACGATTTTTTCTGCGGGAATCACCGTCATGTTCCTGACCATCCCGACCGGGATGTGGAACCCGTGGATACCCTCACCATCGGTGATGGTCTGCCACACCGACACATGATCCTTCTTGCCGCCCGGTGAGTCAGCAGGGACAAGATACCCGATGGTGGTGACGATGCACTCACCGTCATCCTCATAGTCGTCAAGGTTGAGCCAACCGCCAGCTGAGGCGTGAGCGTCAGCCCATTTCACGATGACAACAGGG